GTTTTGGCAAGACGAATATCAAGTAACACCTCATCACGGGTTTACATTGACAGTTGACGAAGAAGAATTGATGCGTCAATATAGATTGACATTAAATCAAATTGCTTGGCGCAGAAACAAGATAGCAGAATTTAGTGTTAATGGCACTGATGGCATTAAATCATTTATGCAAGAGTATCCTTGCAATAGCGCTGAGGCATTTCAACTTACTGGTGAAGATAGTTATGTCGCTAATGAGCTTGTCTTGCGTGCTCGCAAAACAATCCAAGTGGACGATTACGGGCATCTTGTTGTCGGTGTTGACCCTGCTCGCTTTGGCGCTGATAGATCAGCAATTATCAGACGCAAAGGACGTAAGGCGTATGGTCTTGAGACTTATGTCAAAAAGGACACAATGGAGCTTGTCGGAATCGTCAATCAGATTATCGTCAACGAGCAACCTGCCAAAGTTTTTGTAGATGTTGGCGGTCTTGGCGCAGGAGTTGTAGACAGACTGAAGGAATTAGGGCATGGGCATATCGTCGTCGGCATTAATGCTGGCTCAACACCGCTTGATGGTCGTAAATACAGTAATAAGCGGTCTGAAATGTGGGGCGAACTTAAATCCTGGCTTGAAGATGAGCCTTGTCAAATACCTGACTCTGATGAACTCCATTCTGACATTTGCGGAACACGTTACCGCATTGATAGCAATTCCAGATTAGTCATGGAAAAGAAAGATGAAATGAAAAAAAGAGGCATTCGTTCGAGCGACACAGCAGATAGTTTATGTCTCACATTTGCGTTGCCAATTTCTCAAATAACAAATAGTAGCAAAACAAGCCAAACTGCTGGTAAGATTATGGGTAAACAAAGAACGTTGCTCAACGCTAAGGGACAGCTTTATGGTAACAGTAGCTAAAAGTGCATCAGATAAACTAGCACGCATTAAAGAAGATGTTTCTACGTCTTATAAATATTTTCAAGATAACTATAAAAGATTTCACGAGTTTCGAAAATATATTTTTAAAGAATCTATAACTGAGCAGCAAAAAGCAGCTATGATGCAGTTGCATCGTCCTGTGCTTGAGTTTAATATTTTGGAAGCTTACATATCACGTCTTCTCGGTGAATTCGCACAACAAGAGCCAAGTATTTGTGTGACCCCCGCTGAAGGCGTCCCTATACCTTATGAAGTTTTAAATGTGGTAGAAGGGCATATTAGACACATCCTTCATCAAGCTGATAAAGATTCTTTCAGTTATGAGATTTATAAAGACTTATTATCTGGTGGTTATTCAGTGGCTAAGGTTTGGACTGACTATTCAAGCCCTATGAGCTTCAATCAACAAATTTATTTATCACGAGTTTTCGACCCAACCTTATGCGGATTTGATCCAGCAGCGCGTGCGTCACATAAGGGTGATGGCCAATATTGCTTTGAAGTTTTTCCTATGGATGTAAAAGATTTTGAACGCGACTACCCCGATGTAGAACTTAAAGGAATAAATTATGAAAGGGACTTCGAGGGGTTTAATTGGTCATATAAAGATGCCATGGGCAAAAAACTTATTCTTGTTGTCGACTATTTCGAGAAAAAGAAAAGACGTACTCGCATTGTAAGACTTGCTGATGGTCGAGTTATGACAGTCAAAGATTATGAGCGAATGCAAGCATATTGGGAAGAAATGAATTTTATTGAGCAGCTGCCAATTGTAATGGGCAAGCCGCGTTGGACAGAGCTTGAAACAGTTTGCCGATATCGTTTGATTGAAAACCAAGTGCTCGAATATGAAGAAACAGATTATACTTTTTTGCCCTATGTTTTTGTTGATGGCAATTCAATCAATTTGACTCAAGGTACATCGAATACAACTTACCAGATGACGCGCCCTTACGTTTATCACGCCAAAGGTATTCAAGATCTCAAAAACTTCGCAGGTATTAGTTTAGCAAACTACTTAGAAAACCAAATACAATCTAAGTTTATTGTGATGAAAGAGGCTATTCCCCAGGAAGACGACTATATTGAGGCGCTAACGGACATTCAAAAAGCCAACACAATTGTAGTGAATGCTTTCTATGAAAATGATCCTAACAAAGCAATTCCGCAACCTATTCGTGAAGTGGTTAATCAAGGTGCGCCGCCTGAAATTATGGGTGCATTCCAAGTTACTGACCCAACCACACAAACTATCTTGGGTTCTTATGCTTCTAATCTCGGCCGAGACGACACAAGATTGTCTGGAAAAGCTGTTATCGAAACAGCCTCCCAAGGAAACTCTGCGGCAATGCCTTACATTGTCGGTTACTTACAAGGCTTAACTCAAATTGGAAATATCATTGTAGATTTGATGCCTAAATATTTAGTGGGTAAACGCACTATCCCTGTGATTGATAGCAACGGCGAACAGTCTTATCAAGAAATTAATATGGAAGGCAAACCAGTGCTTGATTACAAAGACCGTGCTGTCAAAGTCAACATTGATGCAGGCGTAAACTTCCAAATACAAAAAAATAAAGCGCTTGAGCAAATAGTTGGACTCATGCAAGCAAGCCCTCAGTTTGGCCAGTTTATGAATAGTCCTCAGGGCCTTAAAATCTTAGTATCTAACCTAACCATTTATGGCGCGGATAGATTACAAGAATCAATCGACCCATATTTACAAGAGCAAGCTCAGCAGCAACAACAGGCCATGCAAATGCAACAACAAGCGATGATGCAGAACCCGCAAATGATTCGTGCGCAAGCTGAAATGATTAAAGCTCAATCTGATGTACAACAAAATCAAATTGAAAATCAGTTTGAATTGGCTCGCTTAGCTACAGAAAAAGAATTAGCTGATGCAAAAATACTTGAAGCCGAAGCAAAAATATCGCAAGCTCAAATTGATAGTGCTGTGCGTTTGGAAGAGTCACAGACCAGCCTTGAAGTACATGCGCTGGAGTCAGCGGCAAAACTAGCTGAAGTGCAACAACGCGCTCAGGCGCATCAAATAGATATACAAAAAGGCATGAAAGAGTTAGTCGGAGAGCAAAGTGCACAGTCTTCTGAATAAAATACTCCAGGGTATGTATGGTTATGGGGTAAATCCAATTGTTCCTGAAAGAGGTTTTCCTGGAATGGTTAAGCCTGGAAATATTGATATTTATAATCGCCCTTTAGTAAAAAACCCAAAAGGTGGCACGAGCACTGCTTATTCTATGGGTGTTAATTTAGATGGTAATGAATATTTGATACCTAGAGTAACTGATGACGGTAAAATATTATCAGAAAGAGAAGCTGTAGCGCATTTTAAAAAAACTGGAAAGCATTTTGGGATATTTGAAAGCCCAGAAGCATCAACGCAGCATGCCAAGTACTTACACAATCAACAAAAATCTTTTTATAACCTATAAGGACATAAAATGAGCAAATATAAAATCACTGAACACCATATTACACAGCCTGGCGGCGTAGAAAAAATGAAACGCGATGGTTACACTCGAAGTGAAATTATGCAAACCATGTATAAAGTTACAAGCGGCGCATCTAAGGACGAAAGAAACAAAATTGTTTCTGACTTGTTCAGGAAAGATTGATGAAGACGTTGCTTAAAGATGACAGCGGAAGCGATATAGTTTTGCCGCGCGTAACAGACGTGCAGCCTGTTGCTAACTGGTGGATATGGAAACCAAATGGCATGTTTGAGCGCGCTATAGCGCTTGTAATATTTGATTATTTTGAGCCTGAAATGGAAGTCATTGAGCAATCTACCGCCCTAATGGGTGTTTCTGATTTAGGCTTGGCATCAATGGTTGAAATTTTAAGCGAAGAGCGTAATTATATATATTCTGAAACTTACCCTGGAAGCTAATCATGAAAAAGAAAGCACCTGCAAAATCAGCAAAACATATGGATGTAGCACAAGACAAAAAACTCATTTCTAAAATGATTAAAAAATCTGAAAAGAAAGATGTCAAAGAAGACAAATCCATGATGAAAAAAATGATGAAGGGGAAATGCAAATGAAACAAGTAAAGAAAGAAGTTAAAAAAGGCATGCTTGTTAAAGGCAAAGCTGCTGGCACCCCCAAAGGTATGTCGCATAACGTGAAAGTTATGGAAAAAGCTGGTTATTCCAAAAAAAGAGCAGTAGGCACAGCTTATGGTGAAGTAGGTATGGAGAAGAAAGCACGCAAAGACGAATCTAAAGCCATGAAAGCTAAAGGAAAAAAATCATGCCGCTAAAGCCAGGTAAAAGTAAAAAGGTAATAAGCACCAACATTTCCGAAATGGTTAGGGCTGGACATCCAGTAAAACAAGCAATAGCTGCTAGTCTAACTAATGCTGGCAAATCCAAAAAGAAAAAGAAATAACATTCGCTGTTCGCGGTTTGCGAATCACGAACAGTAGATGTTTCACGTGAAACATAGTTGTGAATCCTATGAATGAAAATTTAGATAAATTATTAACTGCATGTGAAGACCTTAGTTATTTAAATAAATTTGCACCTTATTTGCGCGAAACAGAGTACCGAATATTATTGCTTGTTTGCGGCCACACAAGGCATGGTAAAGTATCTTTGAATGAAGTTGAAAAGCTTCTAAGCGAATACTGGGAAATTTATGATTCTAAAAACCATGTCAAAAATATTAAGTTCCTAATTACGCAGGCTTTAAAAAACATACAGCGTGGAAATTTATATGTGGTTTCACGTGAAACATTGGCAAACGCTTGACACAAAATGTTTCTATAGTGAATAATTAGGGTATTACGTCCCCAAACGGCATCCTGGGCGCAACCTTACAGCGAAATGTATTGAATCACGGTGACACCGACAGAAAGTCAAACGAGGGTTTTAAATGGAAGAAGTAGAGAATATTGTTGATACTGAAATCACTAATCCTGAAGCACAAGAGCAAGAAACTGCTCCTAATGACGATTTGCAAGCGCCTGTGTTCAATAGAATTCAAGTTGCTGATGTCGTTAAACGGGAAAAACAAAAAGCTTTTGAAAAAGGGAGATTAGCAGCTATGCAAGAATTACAAGCTCAGCAACAGCAACAACAAGCAGCCCCACAACAGGCTCCAAGCTTAGGTGGAATGGCGCAATTGTCACAAGCTGACATTGAGCGAATGATTCAAGAGCAAGCGACACGTGCGACACAAGAGCATATTCAAGGCCAACTTGCTGAATTAAAACAGCAACAAATGGTGAATAGCTTTGTGCAAAAAATGCAGGTGGCAGAACAACAATATCCTGGACTCGAACAAGAACTCAATCAGCTCAATTATAATGACCCCAGAATCCATTCATTCATCGGAATGGTCAATGACATGGAAAACACTGGCGACATTATGAAAGAGGTTCTTGATAATCCCCACAAGCTTTCACAAATCTTGTCGGATATTCAAGACCAGCCATATTTAGCTCAGAAAAACTTGCAAAAGCTATCTGCAAGTATCAAGCAAAATATGTCTGCAAAAGCTGAAGAAGCTCAAGCTCGTGACCCCTACTCTCAACTAAAACCTTCACCTACGGCTGGAATGGACAATGGCTCTATGTCGGTGAGTGATTTTAGAAAAATGTTTAAAGGCTAAAAAACTCGCTATTGTCCTTCCAGTTAAGAAGATTTTTTTTATTAACTGGAGAGACCAAAATGCCTTCTACACCTACTAACGTCTTACAGATAGTTCAAACCTATCAAAAGGCTGAATTGGCTTGGCTATTAAATAGCTTTGTCGGTATCAGCATGTCCAACAAAAAGTTTAAAGACTTTAATACCACAGCTCCTAGCAACTTAGGCGATACTGTAACCTTTGATACCACTCCACGGTTCACATCTTACAATGGTCTTGTGATTACACAACAACCATCTGTACAACGTGTGCAATCATTAGTTTGCTCTCAAGCATCTAACGTAAGTGCTGGATACACTGACCAACAATTCATCTTCAACGTAAGAGAATATATGGACAGATTCGGTATGGCCGCCATGAAAGAATTAGGCTCTAAAATTGAAGCTGATATTCTTAAAAACTTCGTGTCTGGCGTAACTGTTAATGATCCACAAGCAGCTACTTTCGGAGCTACCCAATATAAATCAGGTCCTTTCCGTTTCTATGGGGACGGAATCACACCTATTAATAGTTTTACACAATTAGCACAATCAGTAGCCAATTTTGAAGATTTTGGTGCAGCTACTCATAAAATGATGGCAATTTTACCAGTTGCAAACATTCCTGCGATTGTTGGCTCTGGTTTAAACCAATTTGCAATGGACCGAAACAATGAATTAGCATCAAGTTGGATGTTAGGTCGTTTTGCTAACTCTGACTGGTACGAGTCTAACTTATTACCTGTTCATGTTTCAGGTAGCATTGCTGAAGCTGCTGCTCCTGCTAACGTATTAACTGTTGTTTCTACCAATGACCCAACAGGCCAAAACGTAACAAGCATTAAGTTCTCCACTGACGCTTCTGTCGGTAACAGTGCTGATGCTATTAAAGCTGGTGATTTGTTCCAATTCAACGATGGCGTTGCTGGTAAACCAAACATGCGCTTTTTGACCTTTATTGGCCATCAACCATGCCAACAACCAGTACAGTTCCGCGCTATTGCTGACGCTGTAAGTGCTGGTAATGAAGTTACAGTGCAATTACAAACCATCAATGATGTTGGTTTAGTTTCAGCTGCTAACCAAAACCAAAACTTGAACAACGCTATTCAAGCTGGCATGACCGTAACACCAGTACCTTCACACCGTGCAGGTATCTTGATGTCAGGCGACCAGTTCTATTTAGCGATGCCACGTTTACCAGACGAATCACCATATACCACTGTTACCAGTATTGATGAAGATTCAGGTGCGTCTATTCGTCATTATTTCGGTTCTCAATTCGGTCTTAACAATCGTGCTTATGTACGTGACTGTATTTGGGGTTCAACCTTAGTTGCTGAAAACTCATTACGTTACTGTTTCCCATTATAAGCGTAGGGCGGTGAAAGCCGCCTCTTTAAACTTAAGAGGATAAAAATCATGACTGTTTACAAATCATTTAATCAGGCGCTCTTCCCTTATGCTTATGGCTTAGGATTGAGTAACAATGCAACCACTCCAAACACTCAATTAGATGTTGCAGTAGGAAGCATTTTAGATTCAAGCAAAACCTTCCAGTTAAACTTAGATGTTGCAGTTACAATTAATGCAGCAGTAAATGGCTTGAATGGATTAGACACAGGCGCATTAGCTGCAAGCACTTTATATTATGTTTATGTTGTAGCTGACCCACAAGCTTACAATGTAACTGGTGCAATGATTTCTGCTTCTAGCACACCTTTGCTTCCTTATGGCTATGGTGCTTATGCTTTAATCGGTTATGTTGCAACAGGCGCGGGTTCTACCTTCCTAAAAGGTTACTGGACTGACGATAAGTCAACCTGGCGTACATTTATGTATGACGCACCTCAAGCTACTGCAATCACTGCTGGTAATGCAACTTCTTACACTGCAATTGATTTAAGTGCTTTTGTTCCTGCAGTTGCAAACACTCCTGTGTTTATTAGCTCTGCATTAACTCCAAGCGCTGCTAGTCAGACATTGAAGTTACAGCCTGCATCTGGTACTGGCGATATGGTTACTATCACTGGCCAAGTTGCCGCTGTTGTTGTATCTAGCCAAGACTTGTGTATTGCGACTTTAGCTTCTGGCGATCCTAAAGTTAATTATAAAGTGAGTGCTGGTGCTGCTGCTGCTGCAATCAATGTTGGTGGTTATCAGTTCGCAATCTAATTTATAGGAGGCAGATATTATGGCGTATACAGCTCGAATGCTTATAACTCGTGCGTACTATCTGTCTCAGATAGTTAGTAGACAATTACAGACCGTCTCAGGTGAACAAATTGAAGACGGTTTGTTTCTTCTTAATGCATTATTGCAGTTTAAATCAACGGATTTACGTGAAATCCCATATTTTAAACGAGATGCAATAACACTGGTTGCAGGACAAGAAGAATACTTTATTCCAAAACTACTTTATGTAGACGCGTTGACGTACAACATCGGGACTGTGCGTTATCCTATGCGACAATTAACCCGACATGAATTCTTTGATACAGGCCGAGTTGACGGTATTCAATCTTTGCCTTTCTCCTACCGCCCTGAGCGCGAAAAGGGCGGCATGAGAATCTTTTTATACTTTTTACCGCAAGGCGATTATGTTATGAAGTTAAGTGGTAAATTTGGGCTAGATGAAGTATCACTTGATACAGATTTGTCATTAGAATATGACCCTTACTATATCGAATTCTTGCGTTATCAATTAGCTGAATACATTTGCTCAGACTATGGGGCAACATTTCCTGATGAATCAAAAGCGCAACTTCGGGCTATGGAAGCAAAAATACTTGATGTTAGCCCCGCAGATTTATCTATAAGTAAGACAACATTCTTCCCAGGAAGAAGCCCATTTGACTGGCAGGCTATAAATCTGAGCAAGGGATGGTTTCCCTTTTAATCGTTTTGTATTAATTATTTACTATAAGAGAGTAATATGCCCGCACCTAATGCCATACAACAAATACAAGATGTGCCTCTCAAAATAGTAGGGGGCTCCAACTTTGGACGTTACCCAAAAATAAGTCAAGAACAAACCTGGAACTTCATCGTTAGTGATGACTTTCTAGTACCTTACGCAGGATATGCGACAGCATTAATTTTGAATTCATCAGCCAAAGGAAGAGGTTTATATACAACCTTCAATGGCGAATTAATGGTTGCTGTAATTGGAAATAATTTTTATAAGATAACGCAAAATACAACAACTGGCCAACTGCAAGCATTTTCTAGGGGAGCACTAGAAACTTACGATGGCGATGTCTATATTGCAGAAAACAACAATGCGCAAATTTGTGTTACTGATGGCGTTTATGTTTATGTATACAATTGGAATACTGATAGCAACATTACAAAGCTTACAGCAGCCCAATATGATTATACAATCTATAGCAACCCTGGATATATATCATTTCAAAATGGTCGATTTATTTTAGCTTGTCAAAATACAAACTATTGGATTCTTTCTGGGTTTAATGATGCTTTTAGCTGGCCTATTGGCGCATCAAACCCCGAACTTGTTGGCTCCATTCAAACTAAGCCCACACGAACACAGGCAGCTATTCCTGTACCAGGCGGCGGAAATAACTTATTAGTTATGGGAACAAACGTCACAGAAAGCTGGCAAGACGTAGGCGCGGCATTATTCCCTTATCAACGAGGCACAACTTATAATGTGGATTATGGCTGTTTAAATGCCTCAAGTGTTGCTGAGCTTGATAACTTAATTGTGTGGCTTGCTGTTAATGAACAGTCTGGACCTGTCATCATGTATGCTACAGGCAGCCAAACCAAAATGATATCTACTGACGGTATATCATATGTTTTAGCAAATTTAACAAATCCAACAAACTGCACTGGTTTCTTGTTCAGGCAAGATGGCCATATGATTTATCAGTTTACATTTCCTGATGACAATATTAGTTATGCTTACGACTTCAATACAGGCTTATTCTTCAACGTATCAGATGAAAAGTTAAATTACCATATTGCGAGACAAGTTGTTTTATTTGGCAACGATTATTATTTTGTATCGCTGAATGGTGGTGATATTTATCGTTTTGGCACGCAATACACTGACGCAATTTATGGTATTGGCGAGGCTGCTAAACCCCATGAAATACCTCGGATCCGCATAACACCCCCAGTCAGATTGCCTACGCAGCGATACTTTATTGCTAAAAGTCTAGGTTTTACCATTGAGAATGGACAAAAAAATATTCGCACATTATTGCCAGTACAATCTAATACACTTGGGCAAATATTAGCAACTGAGTCTTATGTTGATATTACGACAGAATCTGGCAATCCTATTGGTATTGAGGCAACTGTTAGTCAAACTGAGTATGTAGTAAACTATTCAGAGGCTGTAGACCTAAGCATTTCTCGTGATGGCGGTGAGAATTTTGGCTCAAGTTGGCGTTTAAATATGAATCCTACTGGACAACGCAAGTCACGCTTTATCTATCAGCGTTTAGGAATTGTAAATGATGCCACATTCCAACTTCGATTCAGTGGCTTTGGTCGCTTTGTTTGCACTAATGGAGTATTGGAGGTGTATCAATGACAACCGTAAGCGATAGAAATGTTACCCGCATTCCTAACTTACATATGGGTGAAATGGTTGATAAGGAAGGTTATCCAACTGACGATGAGCTTACTTTTCGACAAGTGCTAATAAGCAATTTACAAAGACTATTCGGCAGCGAGGGCGTCGTTTTGCCATCATTAACAAGCGCTGATATATTGGTAATACAAAACAATGTAGATATACAAGGACGCAAGACTTGCGCATATGGCACAATGGTTTATGACACAACAGTAAACCAAGTAAAAGTTGCCATTAATATCGGCGGAAATCCTGTATTCAAAGTAATACCCTATACACCATAAGGACACATCATGGCACAACAAAAAACAGAGCAACAAGATTTCTCAGAATTAACTAAATTATTAAATCAACTTTCAATTGGTTCTGGAATAGCTGGGCTTGGTGGCGGTCTTTTTAACATTTTCGGCAAACAAAAAAGCCCTTATGATGCTGCAAGCAAAATATATGGACAAATTCCTGGCGCTACAGAAAAATATTTGAGTCCTTACATGCAAGCAGGTCAATCGGCACTTGGTGATTTGATGGGCCAATATGGCCAACTCACAGGCTCTACTGGTGATGTTTATAATAAACTTGCTGGTGGCTATCAACAATCTCCTGGTTTTCAATCTGCTCTTAAACAAGCACTTGGGGCTGCGGGAAACCAAGCAGCAGCAGGGGGCATGACAGGCACACCAATGGCTCAATTACAATCTGCTGACGTTGCAGGAACATTGTCACAAAAAGATTTTGGTGATTATATGGGTCGCATGATGGGATTGTATAATACAGGTCTTCAAGGCATGGGTGATATTGGCAAAATGGGTTATGGCGCAAGCACAAACTATGCTGATATGTTGGCTAATATCATGGCTCAGCAAGGTGGAATGGCTGGAATGTCGCAAGCTTCACAGAATCAACAGCGTTCTGGTGGAATATCGCAATTGCTCGAAGGTTTAATGGGCATCCTTGGCGGTTCTGGCGCACTTAGCCCATTTACAAATTTATTTAAATAGGTGACAACATGGCGATAAATTTTCCTACAATGCCTAGATTCACGCCTGAAGAAGCAGGTGCGATGCCAGATTTGCAGCAAGCTATCATGCAAGGCCTTGGCAATTACATGCAAATGCAAACCCAGCCTAAACAGATGGCGCAAGACTTTTTGGCTAAACAACTGTCAAATAAAATGAAAGGTATCGAAGCGCAATATGCAGAGCCTATGGCGAAAACCTCTTATGACCAAGCATTATTTAATTTATCTAAAGAACGACAATTACTGCCTTTAGAAATGCAAGCCAAGCAAGCACAATTAGAATTGGCACCTTTTGAAAAACAATATAAACAAGCTCAAATTCAAGCCCAAATCGCTAAAGCACAAAAAGATGCTGGTATTGTCACAGGAGCACCTGAGGGCAATATTCCCATTTCTAGCGGAACCAGAAAAGAACATGAGGCTCAAATTTCTTCTATTGACGCAGTAAGAGAAGGCATACAAGATTTGGCTTCTATGGTTAAAAAACAAGGTGCTCCTGGTTATTCAGAGTGGTACGGAGATAGAAGAGCGGCTTTTGATGCCCAAGTCGGATTAATTACTGACTTGTTATCCAAATCACTTAAATTACCTGCATTTGAAAGAGCTTTTAAAGGAGCTGAGGTTAATTTAACCAGAGGATTCAATGAAAGTGACGAGAATTACTTAAATAGAATTATTAGCTTATCTAATAAATTATTTAACGAACGTGATTATTTAATGAATCAAATCAAGTTCGGCATACCCGCTAAAGGAAAAGATAAATTGTCTGTAGAAAAACTTTCTACACCAGAAGAAACTTCCCAGAAAAATGCAAAACAACTTAATGACGAACAATTAATTGCTTTAAAAAAATATCGCATGCAACAAGGGGCTAAATAATGTTTAATCCTGCTGAATACGAACACATAAGCACTGAAGATTTAGATAAAGAAATTGCTTCTAGAAAAGGACTGAAAGGTGTTGTCAGCGATATTGAAAGCACACTAACAGGATTTCCTAGCGCACTCAAATCTTTTGCTACTGAATTACCTGAGGAGGCTCTTGCATCGGGAGCGCAATTGTTCCAACAGCCAGGTAGATTTGCAAAAAATATTTTAGCGGGAATTGGTGGTGGTATAACTAGCCCTGCTTTATTGCCTGAAGTAGCTAGCAAATATGCTGCTGAAAAAGGATTTATAGAGCCACAAACAGCGCAAACAATATCAGAGTATACGCCGCATATTGGTGAAAGATTAAAACAAATGCTGGGCTTACAAGAACAACAACCTGGCGATGTTTTGTTACAACAACTTACAGGTTTTGCAGCTAGCCCATTCAAATTTGCAAGCAGAGGCGCAGGGGCATTAGGTCGAACAGGCGCATTATCGGGTTATGCGGCAACGCAGGAACAAAATCCATTAGAAGCAGCTCTTATGGGTGGACTGTTTGAAGGCGCTGGACAAGCAGCAACAAAAATACCAGGTCTTGCGCCTAGCAGAATGTTAGCCCCCAATATTCCTATGGAAAGATTGCAGCAAAATTTGGAGGCAGCCAGAGGCACTGAAACTAACTTAGGGCGAGTTATTGAAAATCCATCCTTAGCGCGCACATACGAAAACCAATTATTCAACCAAAAATTTAGTGGTGTTCCTGCGCAATTGCAAAAAGTTGGTCAACAAGTCCAATCTAAAGCGCAAGATTTAATGTCTAAGATTCGTGGTGATGTTGAATTTAATAATGCTGGTGATTATTTGTTGCAAGGTATTAAAACTGCCGAAAAAGATGTACAAAAACAAAAAGATGCTTTATTCAAAAAGTATAATGATTTGGTTGAAAAACAAGGCGTTACAACAAATCGACAAAATCTACGGGATAGGGCACAAGATATTTTAGATAAAATTGAACAAGATCCAGATTTGGCAGCATTTAGAGACCCTGGTGACTTGAAACTTTTAGAAAGAATAACAAAACCTAGTGAAAAAAATGAATTTTCAATTAAAGAAACTGATTATTTGTTAAGTGAATTAGGAAAACTGTCTAGCGATGCTTTTAGAAAAGGTGATTCTGTAAAAGCAGGAATCTACGGCGATTTGAGAAATGCGCTTGAAGATGATATTGAGCAAGCAACTGATAATGAAGATATTCATAAGGCCAGAACTGAAGCTCGTGATTTTTATCGTCGGGAGGTTGTGCCTTTCATGGATAAAGATATTACAAGATTTACTAGGGGCAATGCTGACCCTGACACACTACTACCATTTTTTGTAAGACGAAATCAATTACACGAAAGACCTAATTTAGCTAGAAAGCTAATGTCAAAAATGGATGAAAACGGTCAGCGTGTAGTCCAATATACTTGGCTGTCATCAGCATTTAATGAAGATGGCACTATCAACCCATCTAAACTCAGAAACTTATGGACAAAGCTTGGGCCACAACAAAAAGAAGCTATTTTCCCAAATAAACTTATTCGTAAAGAATTCGATAATTTTGCGCGTCTTGTTGAAATGAATCCACAAGCTATGCAAGTAATGTTCAATCCTCCAACAGGTCAAAAACTAGCTGATATTTTATCTTCATTAAAAGGAAGCGGTATTGCTGCAACAGCGGGCGGAGCTTTGTTCGGCCCTCCAGGAGCGGCGATTGGCGCATTGACTGGTAGCGCAATCCCTGGCTTAGCATCTCGCTTGATAACAAAACCATTAACTTCCGAACAAACTAGAACAAAATTAGTTGGTAAAATTATGAAAGAAGCTAAAAGAGCAGCTTCTGGAGAAAAAACCAAAGGTCAAAATTACGCTGAAAAACTTAGTAAAGTTTTAAAAAAATCTGCGCCTATGGAGTTGATATTAACTAAAGATATTAATGAATAGTTGCAATTGTAAATTCATCGAACTAATAGCATAATGATGTAATAAAAAAAGGACTTAATATGGCGACACCAACACCTAATCCTTTGTACTTCGCTTGCTTTCCTTTGCAAGAGTACTTTGTAAATAAAGACACAGGCTTTCCTTTGGCTGGCGGCTATGTACAGTTCTTTAGTGACCCAGCCTTTACTGTGCCTAAAGATGTCTATCAACAATCTTTAGTTGGCGGAACAACTTATGACTATACTAATCTTGGCCCTGTATTAG